TTTCGAGATCAGGACGCTTTACATATGATTTGTGTACGAATGCACGACGATATAGATTGATGTTATGTACTTTACGAGGTAAACCATATTCGGATAAAATATCGTTTACGAAATCTTCGCTGACTTCGCGGTTTTTCTCATTAAAAGGATTGAAAATGATTTCTTCTTCCTCTTCCTGGAAATCGGCATCTTTAGTAAGTTTGGTTGTATGATTTGTTTTATGGTTCGTTGAGTCCTGCATTGTAATTAATTATGCGATTTTCCTTTTAATTTGTTTTGAATGAAACCTAGAATATAATTCTTTCGATTTTTGTCAATTAAAAAGTTTTAAATTTTCCTTGCAAAAATATTTAACCAAATCTGTTTAAAGCATATTTCGCATTATATATTTAGTAAATTATATTCAAATATATAAACAATGTCGCAAAAAGATAATTCAAAGCCAATTGTTGTGTTTACGGATGGAGCATGTTCGAATAACGGTAAAGATGGAGCTACAGCAGGTATCGGTATTTATTTCGGCAAAAAAGACCCGAGAAACGTTTCTCAACGTATCGGTGGAAAACAAACCAATAATACCGCCGAATTAACGGCCATTATTTGTGTTGCAACTATTTTAGAAGAAGAAATAGAGAATGGTGTCGAGGTGGAGATTTATTCCGATTCTCAGTATGCAATTTGGTGTTGTACGAGTTATGGTGCAAAATGCGAAAAGGCAGGATGGCGTAACCCAAATGACAAATCTAAACCGATTCCCAATGTAGAATTAGTGAAATTTGGATATGAGACGTACAAAGGTAAGACGAATGTGAAATTCAATCATGTAATGGCACATACGGGGAAGAGAGATGCGATATCGAAGGGTAACGAGCAGGCAGACATCCTGGCATGTCAATCGATAGGTGTAAAACGCGGGGAAACGGAAGCGAGACCAGACAATCGAATCTATTTGAATATACCTTATGAGGAAAAAGAAGGAGCGAAAAAAATGGGAGCAAAATGGGACCCAAAGCGAAAGAAGTGGTATATAATGAAGAATAATAAGCATCGAGAATTGATGAGACTGCGTTGGGGTCTAGCGGGCGAAAATAATTAAGATGTATTATTAAATTAGGATTTTTAATTTAAAAAGTAGGAAACATATTTAAGAAGAAGAAGAACATTCAATGTTAGAAGAAGGAAAAATAAGACCAGAAGTAAAATATTATTCTATATACATGACTGATTCTGTGGATGTATTTAGTCATATTGGAGATGAAAATCGCGGTGGTGACTATGATACATTGGAAGAAGCAATTAGTGTTGCAGAACAGTTAAAAAATAGTAAATATTACATAGATATTAGTTCTATTTTAGATGTTCCTAAGGGTATAATCATGGGAGCATGCGGTGGCATAGTATGGAAATGGGAAAGGGGGGATGATGAGAGGAATAGGGTAAAGGAGTTAGAAAAAGAAGTTGCTGATTTGAAACAACAGTTGGAATTAGTCAGTAAATAAATTGATACTTATAAAATGGAAAATTCAAAAAAAAATAAATTCTATAAAATAAAATATAGTAAAATATATAATATCTATAATATTTATATATTATATATGAGTAGAAAGGAAAAAAATATAATAAGTGAATTGAAAAAATTGAATGAAAATTTATCCGAAGAGCTATCAAATAATACGGAATTAATGAATTTTTTTGAAAAGAGATTGAACGAATGTAGATATAATCAGAAAAGGTCACGCGAAAAAAAACTTTTAAAACAGGCTTCCATAATAATTAAATTAAGAGCTGAAGTGGAGTATTGGAAAGATGAATATATGAAAGCATTGAAACAAGAAAAAGAAGATTTAATTAGGGAAGAAAATAGATTAAAAAGTAGTCTTTATTCATCAAAAAAAAAATTACCTGATTTTAAAGAATTAGAAAAAAGGTTTTCTTTGTTGAGTAATGGCAAAGGTAAAAAGATTAAAAAAAAGAGAAAAACGAAAAGAAAAAAGAAGAGAAAAACGAAGAGAAAAACGAGAAAAAAAAGAAAATAATAATATAGATTATAATTTAATTTAATTCGTTACACGAAAATGTAACGATAAAAAATATAAATGCAATATGAAAAATCAAATATAGTTAAAGATATATTTTATTTTTTTAACAAATGTTTTTTATTAATAGAGAAATTTTAGAGGATTTTTCGTGGTACCATTTCAATTATATAAATCAAATATTTGGTCATGAAAGTGTGAGAAATTTAATACAAAAATATTATCCATGTGAAACATATAAATTGATTGTAATAGCCGATGAAAAAAGTAAAGGAGGAGAACACATTGTGGTATATGATAAAAAAAACAATCACATTATAAATAGTTATACCGAAGGATGGCAAAATGTAGAAAAAAATAAAAACGATAATCTATGTCAATCATATTCTTTACTCGTATATTTGAATAAAAGATTTAAACATATGACTCACAAAGAAATACAAAGAAGAATGATTTGTATGTATAGACAAATTATTCGAAATGATAATATTATGAAAGAAATAATGGATAATGATGATATCATTTTTAAAGAATATTATGGTGTGGATACTAATGGCGAATTAATTGATTCCGGGGAAATATGCAAAAATGATATATTCGAACAAATAAATTATGTATTGGATGATTGGGAAAAATTTGGTTACATTCATTTTCAAGGCAATGGTGAAATCTAAGGTATCGGGCTATCTCTCATCTGGCTCATCGGTGATAATTGTATTTTCATACAAATATTTATCACATATTTCAGATGCTTCTTTATTGTTATCTATGAAATATTCTGTTCTTCTTTTTCCATTAATATCGCATAAATTTTCGGGCAGAAAATTTCTTAGACGCCACTTTATAGCTTCTTCATGTTTTTTTGCATCTTGAACACTTGGGAAATTTTTGAAATCATTATGGTAATCAAAAGTGTATCTTCCTGCATCCCATTTATTTCTTTCTTGTTGAAAGCGAACTTCAAGTTCTTGTGTTGTAATTCCGATCTTTAGATATCTGTTGTCTATTATATTGTCAATCATCCAATAAAAGTATAGTTTGCAAGGTATATCCATTATAAAATGAAAATTGTAATTTCTTTATATTGAAATAAATTAACATATTTAAACTTTTTATTGTTAATTTACGTTACACGAAAATATAATTACAATTCAGGATTCATCCCGAATTTTCTTTTAAACGTTTATGTCCAAGGACCATCAATCTTTTTAACGAGGGGGCTTCGCCTGAACTTCGTAAAAGTTCATTCAAAACAATTTAAATTTTTTTACCCTATATTTTTTTCTAAAAAGATAGAGGAATCGAAATAATTTTTTTAACATACCTACCTTTTAAAAGCTGTAACATGTTGCAGTGTTATATTTGTCTCGAAGAAATCAACGCGGATTTGGAATCAGGAGAAACCGTTCAAAGCGATGGAGATCGCCAAATTATTTCGCCTTGTGACTGCAATCATTATGCACACGTGGAGTGTTTGTTCGAATGGATAAAGACAAAAAATAATGCACACCGATGTGAAATATGTAAGGCAGTCTATAAAAACATCGGTTTCAAGGAAGATACCGATGATAACAATTGTAGTAACCGCACAGTGACAATAACTGTGTTTTTATATATGGCTCTAGTAATTGCTACCATTCCATTTGAACATGAATTTATGGAAGAGAAAAGTAACGGATTATTGGGTTTGATATTTTATATGTTAGGTCCTTTCTTCGTTTTAGCTTTTGCATCATGTATTGATCGGAAAAATTATTTTGTAATTTGCGTTGACAATTTAAAAAATAGGGGTAACAAAAGAGTCATGCCTTATGTATTAATGGATATTGAAGGCAATGAAAATAATGATAACAATGAGAGTAATGAGAGCAATGGAACTAATCAAATTGTACTTCAAGGATTGTAATTTTCCATGGATTCAAACGTTTTATAGGTAAGAGGTTTTTGACACCATATGCCTAAACATTCCGGATAATGATGTTTTAAATGACGGAGTATAGGCTTAACGTCGTCAAACATAACGAAATCGGTGGGGGGTTCTCCTTTGTAAACTTTTTTAATGTGTTCTTCTTTTGTTCCCATAGTTGGAAAAATATGAATTTCATCGAATTGAATGGTGTGAAAAAACTCGGCAAGGTAAATTTTACAATCATCGGAAATAGCCGATCGGGATGCTATATTCATTGAATTACCATTCGCTTGTAGTTTTTTTAAAATCTCCACGGTTTCTGGATTAATAAAATTTCGCATTTTTTCGACAGTAAGGTTCTTTTCCCATTGTGCGGTACAATTCCAAAGGGTTTTGTCTAAATCAAAAATAAGTTTTCTTTTGGGACTTAGATTTTCTAAAAAATGTTTAAAGTGAGAGCTCATTTGTTTTTCACAAACATTAAAAAAATATTTTTTTTACTTATATAATAGTTCTTCCAGTGATTTGTCGCCTCATTATATTTTTTGGAGCCATTAATTTGCGTTTTTTTTTCAACCAATTTCGAAATTTCCTCTGAAATATACGTATCCAAACTGTTTTTAAGATACAAAAATCCTCGGTAAAATCCTCTATTAAATCTTCGGTGTCATATGGTCCACGTTCTCTAAAGTCGTCTTCTTCCTCTCCATTTTCTCCAATACGATATGTATAATTGTATACATATCCTATTTGTATTCCAGTGAAGAAATAATGTTTACTCAATTTATCATAATTTCTAATAACTGGGTGCATCGACTCTGTTCTTTCCTCGCCATATTGTTCCAAACAACATTGATAATATCGGTGTTTCATATTTCTCAAAATCCGTTTCTGTCGAGCAATGTAAAATTTTGAATCATTGCCAATGAAGTTTATTCCCCATGCTCTAAGACAGACTAATAAACAAGTGTTGTTTCTAACAGTTCTGGGTTGATTTTGAACTTCCTCGGTTAAAATGTCCGAATAAAGATGAAAATTGGAGTTGTACATTTCGCAAAGCAAAAGGGAGTTTTTTGGAATTCTCATTTTATACACTATTTTGTATTGTAATTTGTGTTATGATTTATATTTATATAATTCAAGTCTTTATATCTGATTTAAATTTCGATTAATAAAATTTTTGTTTACATTTAAAGAAACAGTGTCATATTGTATTTAATAACAATACACAAATGTCCGCTAATTTAACAGTCAGCACTTGTTCAAAGAATGGAAAACCTTACATTATTTTAGATAATCGTGAGGACAAACTCATTAAATTGTTTGAAGCTTTTAAAGAAGAATTCGGAATGGACTATGAAGTACGAGTAGAAGTTCTCGATTTATCTGATATTACGGTAAAAGATAAGGATGGAAAGGATATATTGCTAATTGAACGCAAGACATTGTCGGATTTGGCGAGTTCTTTAAAAGATGGAAGATACGCCGAACAGTCACATCGTTTGCAAAATACTGATTTGCAAAATCACAACATCATTTATTTGATTGAAGGTGATCTGCGAAATTATTCAAACAAATATACCAAAATCCCAAAGAAAACATTGCAAACCACAATGTTCTGTTTGAATTATTTCAAAGGGTTTTCGGTACATCGCACCATGGACAAGTTGGAAACGGTACAGTTTATTTTGCGTTTAGTTGATAAAATGTATCGCGAAAATCATAAGAAACCGTATTATCGTAATGTAGATGCTTCGGGGAATGCGATTCAGGCGAACATCGCTTCTTATTACCAAAGACGGAGAACAAATTCTCGTTCACCCAAGAGATACGTTGAAGTTGTACAGAAAGTCAAAAAAAACAATTTAACCCCAGAAAATATTGGAGAGGTGATATTAGCTCAAATACCCGGCATTAGCGGTACAACATCAAAAGCTATTATGAAAAATTATGGATCTTTGAGAGAGCTTTTAAATGAAATGAATGAAGACCAACATTGTCTGGATGATATTAAATATAAAACAAAGACAGGACAAATTAGACGTATAAACAAAACATCGGTACAGTCAATCTATAAATTTTTATTGAGAGATAAAAAAGAATCAGACGTGATTGTAGTGAAAGATTAATCTTTGATTATATTATAATGAATGACAGAGAGTTAAGAATTTATAAGTATTTTGTAATGTTATTATTGATTATACTATCATTACTAATAATAATTTCTATTTTATTTCCAAAAATAAAAATTTTTGGAAAGGATATATGGTATGAACCAAAAAGAATTTTATATACTTATTTTTATGGAAACGAATCGAGTAAGCACTTAGTTGATATTTATAGTTTAACACATATTAGTCATGGTATAATATTTTTTATATTTTTGAAATTTTTGGGTCTAAATAGAATTAATGCGATTATAGGTTCGATGATTTTGGAATTATTTTATGAAATTACTGCAAATTCATCGTTTGTTATAAATATATATAGAAAGAAATGGGAAAAATATACTGGAGATTCATTGGTGAATAATGTTTCTGATATGTTATTTTGTTTATTTGGCATATATTTAACGGAATACAATATTAAATATGGTATTATTTACTTATTTTTGTCAGAATTTATTTTTTATTTTTATAAAGTAGGTTTAATAGAACACGTTACTTTAATATTTAATAAAATATTTGAAATATTAACAAAGTAAAAGTAAGAAACTTTAATATTTATAAAATGTATATGGCTTATTTAAAACAAGGTGAAACATACGCCGATATTTTAGCCGAAAAAAATGAGAGTGATGAAAAATTCAGAGGATTAAGCATTGAACAGATTATAGATTATCGCGCAATCGAAGAGATATGGAACGATAAAAAATACAGCGATTTATTATTGACTTTAACGCTTAATAATTTCATTGTACCTTTGCAATTCTTGAAAAGAGGAAAAATGGAGATGGAGCAAAGTAAAAAAGAAGAAATGAGAATTCAAAAGGGAAAATATGAAGAAGTATCTTATGAATTCATTAAAAAGGTAGAAGGAGATTTCAATACAATATCTGTAATTGAAAGAGTATATAATGAGAAAGAATTATCAAAGAAAAGACAATTAGATGAAAGGCGTGAGAAAGAAAGAAGAAAAATCAAAAGTAGAGTTCCTTATACCAAATTTTTCAAAACTGACAAAGAAGCTCTGGAAAATGCTCGTCGAATGGCGTT